GGCTTGCGCTTTGCCAGCGGCCGTGATGAACGCGCGCGGATCGCCCTTCAGGATGCGAATCCAGTGCGAGAGATATGCCGCATGATCTTCGCGCGGCTCACTGGCGAGGCCAAGCGCCCCGGCCATGAATGCCGCCGTCATCTCGGCGACGAGTTCCTCGAACGCGTAAGCGTCATCACCAAAGCGCTTGCCGAATTGCCGATCAATCCGAGATTTTGCGCCCGTCCAATGGCCCAATTCGTGAAAAGCCGTGCCATAATAGGCGTCTAGCGAATTGAACGCATCACGGAACGGAAGGCGCACCATATCGACCGATGGCACATAGCAGGCCATATCGCCCCCATGCCGGATCGCGGCGCCCGTGCGCGCCATGGTATCTTCGGCGATCTGGATAACTTCGCCTTGGGTGCGAACGATCGGCGCCGGCGCTTCCACGCCGTCAACCTGGGCGATGTTGAACACGCAGTAGGCTTTGGCGAAACAGGATTGGCGTTCCTCGCCGGTTTTCTCGTCCGCGATTTTCTTGAAGTTCCAGAAAAAGACGTGCGTGCCCTTTTCGCCCTTGCGAACCGATCCGCCCGCTTCCACGGCTTGATTGTAAGTCATCCAGATCGGGCGATCGTAACCCATCGCTTCCGCCGTCGCCCAAAGCCAAGCGACATTGGCGCCGCGATAAGCCCGGCCCGCGATATTGTGGGGAAGCGTGGGCTCATATCCAGCTTTCGAGGCGGTCCAAGGCTTCGCCCAAGGGCTAACGCCAGCTTCCATTTGGGCAACGATGCGATCTGTGATCGATTGAAAGAGCTGATCGGTTTTCATGGGCTCAAATCCTGCGAGCGGGGCGACCTCACCGGGTCGATGGATTAGTGATATCACATATCGGCATGGCGTCAATACGCTTTATGCACCTCTTGCGAAAAATCGTCATTACGGATAGATTGAGACATGGCAACAAAATCAGTCACCATCCGCATCCCGCTCGAAATTATCGAGCGCGTGCAAACCGCCGCCAAACAGCGCCGCACCACGTTTACAGACGTGCTGATCGGCCCGTGGCGCCAAGCGCCAGAACCTGCCGAAAACCTCGGCCACCATGGCCCAAAAGCACGCGACAGAAAGGCCTGAAAACGCCGCCCCTCTCACGCGGCTGGCCGTAAACGTAACACGGCCCGTTTACGCGTAACACACGAGCGTAAACAGACGCGCCAGCCCCAAGAGCGCCACCATTTGCGACTAATCAACCATTCGCACGCATAACACCCCCATGCGCCCCCCAATCCCACTTACAGACGAAATCACAGACGAAATCTGCGAACGTATCGCCGATGGGCAGAGCCTCAATGCAATCTGCAGAGACGAGCACATGCCGAGCCGTATTACGGTGTGGAGGTGGTTGGATAACCCGAGCCCAGATCACATTGCATTCCGAAACAAATATACGCGCGCGCGGGAGGCATCAGCAGAGGCCGATGCGGACCAAGTGGCGTATTACGCGCAGGAGGTTGCGGAGGGACGCATGGACCCGCAGGCTGCTCGCGTGGCCATCGACGCGCTGAAATGGTCTGCTGGGAAACGCCAGCCTAAGAAATTCGGGGATAAACTGGCGCTCACGGGCGGCTCGAAGGATGATGCGCCGATCCGCGTGCATGATCTGAGCCGGTTGACCGCTGAGGAGCTAGACGCGCTTGAACTTATCCGCTCAAAGATTGCCGAGCTTGGTGGAGATACAGGCGGAGCGGGCGAGGCGGGCGAGGGAGGTTGAGGCCCGACGCCTAGCAACTGACGGCGACGAGATACGGGCGCGGTGTAATACACTCGCTGGGTTTGTGAGGCAGGCTTGGCGTGAGTTGGAGCCTAGCCGCCCGTATATCCATGGCTGGCACATTGATGCGATTTGCCTGCATTTGGAGGCGATCACGTATGGTCGATATTTACAGATCGGGCGATCAAACCGGCTGCTGATCAACGTCCCGCCAGGCACGATGAAAAGCCTGCTGGTCTCGGTGTTTTGGCCGGCGTGGGAGTGGGGGCCAGCGGGACGGCCAGCGACCCGTTATATTGCGACCAGTTACTCAGAGACCTACGCCAAGCGCGACAGCAGGCGCATGAGGGACTTGATCGGCTCCGAGTGGTATCAGTCGCTATGGGGCCAGACGGTGAGCCTGACGCGTTCGGGCGAGACGAGCTTCGCCAACGCGGCGACGGGGTTTCGGGAGGGGATGCCGTTCGCCAGTTTGACCGGCGGTCGTGGTGATCGCGTGATTATCGATGACCCGCACTCGACGGAGACGGCTGAAAGCGAGTTGGACCGGGAACGCGTGACGCGGATATTTCGGGAATCAGTGACTACGCGGCTAAATGATCCTGAGCAATCGGCTATTGTGGTGATCATGCAGCGGCTGCATGAGCAGGACGTGAGCGGGCAGGCCATCGCGCTAGGGCTCGGCTATGATCACCTCATGTTGCCCATGGAGTTTGAGCCATCTCGTCGATGCGTGACGGCGCTCGGATGGTCGGACCCGCGCACGACTGACGGCGAACTGTTATTTCCTGAGCGATTTCCGCGCGCTGTAATTGACCGCGACAAAATCCCGCTCGGCTCCTACGCGATCGCCGGCCAGTTTCAGCAACGCCCGGCGCCGCGAGAGGGCGGTATGTTTCAGCGGCGGTGGTTCCCCGTATGGCTGGCTGCACCATCGTGCACAAAATATGTCCGCAAATGGGATTTGGCCGCGACCGCAGAGACGCAAGGCCGTGATCCTGATTGGACGGTCGGGCTTTTGATGGGGACGGGTCCGCTCGCCTATTTCATTTTGGACGTAGTTCGGTTTCGGGGTTCGGCTGCCGATGTTGAGGCATCAATCATCAATACGGCGAGCCAAGACGCGGCCAATTATGGCGATGTTCACATTCACTTGTCACAAGACCCAGGGCAGGCCGGTAAGTCGCAGGTGGCATACTTGACCCGTGCGTTAGCTGGTTACGTGGTTTCGGCCGATCCCGAGACGGGCAAGAAAGAGGTTCGCGCCGCTCCATTTGCGTCACAAGCGGAGGCCGGAAACGTGGTTTTGGTCGCTGGACCGTGGAACGAAGCGTTCTTAAGCGAGGTGGAAGTGTTTCCAGCGGGCAGGCATGATGACCAAGTTGACGCAGCGGCTGGCGCGTTTGATCAGCTCGTGAGGGTCCCGAAACACCAATTCGCGTTCGCCCGCTGATGGCCCCGGTCCCGTCGCTATGGTCGCGCATCGGCAAATCGCTAAGGCCAGGTCGCCGGCCGGCTGAGCCGCACCGTGATACGATCTCATGGCCTAATCTGGTCAGCGTTGGGCAGACGCGCCCTGGCGATCGGGTGTTGTGGAAACCGACGCCTCGGAACCTGCGCTATTTCAGCCGCACGGTTTACGCGCGGCGGGCGATCAACGCGATCAAAAACCCGATCGCGCTTTTGGAGTGGGAAATTCGCGTCATATCGGGCGTAACAGAGACAAGCGAGCACAGGCGCCAGATTGAGATCGCGCGTCAGTGCCTCGAATTTCCTAACCGCGACGATGATTTCCGCACCCTACGCGAACAGGTGATTGAGGACTTGATGTGCGGGGCGGCGGCGATTGAGAAACAACCGAGCGCCGATCCGTTGCGCCCGATCTGGCTGTGGCCGGTCGACGGGCTGAGCATCCAGCAATACCCCGGATGGTCAGGCGGAAAGAACGAGGCCCGCTACTGCCAGAGCGTCGGCTATGGCTCCTACGTGGGCGGTGGGCCGGTTATAAACCTACGTGACGATGAGCTGGTCTATCTCGCCCCTAACCCGTCCACGGCCACGCCATTCGGCTATGGACCGCTTGAGGTGGCGTTTAATTCGATCGCGGCTCAATTGGGCGTGGGCGAGTTCTCGCGCCAACTCACGTCCAACGCCAGACCGGCGGTAGTGATCGATCTGGGCAAGGGCGCGACCTCTGAGACGCTGAGCGCGTTTCGGGCCTATTGGCAAAACGACATCGAGGGCATGGGCAAAACGCCGATCATCGCGTCTGACGGCGGCGACGTGCGGCGACTATGGCCCGACGGGGACAATGCGCTTTTCCTAAAATACCAGGAATTTCAAAAAGCTGAGATCGCCACGGCGTTTGATTTGACGCCGATGAATTTGGGCGTTGAGCAGGATCTGAACAAATCTATCGCTGAGGTCAACGCCGAGCGGGACCGTGATCACGCGATCAAACCCTGGGCGACGATGCTGGCGGCCCATATCACCCGTGGCGTGATCCACCGGGGACTGGGGTTTTATCAGCTCTATCTGCATTTCCCCGGGCTGGACCCGGAGGACGAAAAAGGCGAGGCCGACACCTACGCCGTCGAGTGGAACGCCAACGCTGTGACGGCCAACGAATACCGCGAGCGTCGGGGTATGTCGCCATCGCCCAATCCATTCGCGGATATGTTTAAGGCCGACATTGAGATCGCCGTTGCAGCCGCACGTTCAGCCGCCGTGGTCGATGATCCGAACCTCAAGCCGGGCCAGACATCGCCGAAACCGAAGGCGGCGAAGTAGGGTTTGCGGGCTTGCGGGTGGGCATGATGCTACACAGCCTCCCTCGCGCTCGCGCGCGCAACAATCCAGGCATTGACCTCGGCTTCGGACCAGGCCACGCGGCCGGGCGACACGGTGATCGGCTTGGGGAACTCGCCGCGCCGAACGAGACGCCAGATGGTCGTCCGACTTAGGCTTGTGCGGTCTGTGACCACCGTCGGGGGGAGTAGGCGGGGGGAGTCGGTGCTGAGAGACATTCGCTCAATCCTGTTCGTCTGGCCGCCCGAGGCGGCCTGCTACGATCAGGAAGGTGGATCAGCCCTGCTGATCAGTCACTTGGATAAACTAGACGGTTTTCGCCGACCTTTTCCCAATTCTTTGCGGGTCGCCTCGCGTCATGCGACCGCACAATTCGGCCGCGATGCTGAATGCTCGATATAGATTATCTGCAGTTAGATACATTGGCCGCCCTAAGAAAAAGCCCCGGTGCGAGCCGGGGCTTTTGAACGCAGAGCGTTAGTTAGCAGCGTTAATGGCGGTCGTCAAAATCCAGGGGAAACACGTCCCCGCGTGCTATAGCTTCTTCGAGCCTTAGCACTTCGCCACATACGATCTCGCTCACGGCCTCGCCGACATTCCCAACGAAAAAT